CCCACCCCCTTACGCTTTCGGCGCGGCTAGGCAGACCCCACCCCGTCTGGCCCAAAAAAGCGATCTAGGAGTCCCTAGGTACCCTATGGCGCGAAAAATTTTTGTGTGTTACGTTTTAAATGGCTAGCCCGCCTGCTAGCCCTTCCTGTTGGACTAGGGGGGCTTCGGCCCCCCTCTTTTTTGGGGAAAGCAAGTGCAACCGAACGTACTTACCTACCTCCTCGCCCTCCTCACCATAATCGTCATGTTCCTTTTGCTCGTATCGGCAGGTTCAGTGAACGGGCACGAGTGGTATAACCCGGCCTGCTGTTCCGAGAGGGATTGTGCCCCTGTTCCGCTGGAGACGGTGCGTGTCACTGCCGAAGGATGGCTTGTAACCGTGCCCGCAGGAGTGCATCCGCACGCCGAGGAGGACATCATGGAACTTATACCGTTCGGTGACGACCGCGTAATGATGAGCCAAGATGCCAATTACCATGTGTGCGCATTGCTGAAAGGTACGATACTCTGCTTCTACGTACCGGCAATGACGGGATAGGAGACTCCCATGACGACCAAGGAAGAGCAGAAGATGTTCCGCCGGTACGTCTACGTATTTTGGCTTACGTTCCCAATACTCCTGATATTCGGTCTGGCGTTCTTCATGCGCCGTGTAACTGCACCCCTGCCGGGTAAACTGGAGTACGCCATACTATGGCCCTTCGGCATTGCAACGGCTGCAACCAATATATTCTACAACTACACTGCCGCGATCTTTATCTTCCGGGAGCGCACCCCAGTGCGCAGTCCGTTCTTCTCAAGCCGCATGGGTGCGTATTACGACTCGGGGAGGTTCCCGAAGATACGCCGCCACCTGTGCCGGATGATACAGTCGTTCGATCCGGATCACTTCACCCACATGGATGATCTGTGACGCTTTACCTGAAGCCAGAAGCCACGGAACCACCCCCGGAAGGTGCCGAGGGGAAGCAGCCCTTGCGTGATCTGACCGAAAAGGTGCACGCTGCGGCCAACACTGTTAATATGCTCTCGGAACACGGCTTGGAGGTAAACCTGATGGCAGAGGACAAGGAGACAGCACACAGGCTCACCATGTCTTACGCCGAGGACCCAGAAAAGACATCCCGTGCGGCATCCGTGGAGCGCGTGGGTAAGCTTACTCCTGCATCTCTCATGCTGACGGACAAGCTCCTGCGTGAGTTTGGGCACCGCGTCGTGGATAGCAGCACCCAGCTGCGCTATTACGTCACCAACAGGCTCATAGAGGAGTCGGACCACTCCGATGCCCGGATCAGGATCAGGGCGCTGGAGCTTCTGGGCAAGATCAGCGACGTGGGGCTGTTCGCGGAGAAGAGCGAAGTGACCATCACCCACCAGACGTCGGACGACCTGCGGCAGCAGCTTAAACAGAAGTTGCAAAAAATGATTGATGTAACGCCGGTAGAGGAGGATACTCTGGGCGACGAGGCTGCATCACTGAAGAAAGTGGATGTTGGCAAGGAGTTCGGGTATGATGACGACAATCCTGTACCGGATGCGGAACTGGTCGATCCGGAGCAAGTGGACCCGCCTGATGGCGAGGAGGGCACGTCATGACGCAGAGCGTAGAGCGGCTGCTGAAGTGGCTACCGGCGGCGCTGGTGGTCAGCACTCTCATTGGTGCTGGCTACGTGGCACAGTTCCAGATCAACGCGCAGGCCGAGCAGCTTAAGGACGTCCAGAAGGACGTCGAGGAGAACGAGGACGACGTCGAGCAGCTGCAAAGGCTCCTGATAGAGCAGCAGGGCCAGAACAGGCTTGAAGTGCAGGAGCTGAAAGGCGACATCAAGCTTATCCTGCGTCTGTTGCAGGAGAACAGAGGCCAGTAGGCCGAGGAGGAAGCATGTCCAAGGAATATCCGACCCCTGAGAAGATGCCGTGGCTCAAGCGGCTCTACGGTGAGTCGATTTCGCCGCGCGAGGTCATTCTTACGCTCATCGTGATCGGTCTGGCGCTGTCCATGTTGGGCGTCATCTGACTCCATGCACGACGGTGCCGGTGGCCACTTCGATCCGAACGAGGACTTCGAGGCGGCTGTATACAAGGACTTGGGGTTCACCCCTGAGCAGATACAACATCTACTCCTCAACGTGGACAAGATGTCCGACGACGAGGTCGTGGAGATACACAAGCTCGTAGATGAGCTTGAGGCCCGCAAGGTTCGTCGCTTGCGGCAGATGGACCTCATAGAGTTCATTCAGCACATTGACCCCGACTACAAGGTCGGGGCGCACCACCGCAAGCTGGCCGAGATGCTGATGGCCATTGAGCGGGGGGACAAGGACCGCATCTGTGTGAATATCCCGCCGCGTCACGGCAAGTCGCAGATGGTGTCCATATATTTCCCGGCGTGGTTCCTAGGCCGCAACCCCGGTAAGAAGGTCATGATGGTGTCGCACACCACGGACCTCGCTGTGGACTTTGGCCGGAAGGTCCGGAACCTCATCAACATGGACGCCTACAAGGAAGTGTTCGGGAACGTCAGCCTTGCGCATGACAGCAAGTCAGCCGGGCGGTGGAACACCAACTTCGGGGGTGAGTATTTCGCCTGTGGTATCGGGTCAGCGCTGGCCGGTCGTGGTGCCGACCTGCTGCTTATTGACGACCCGCACTCGGAACAGGACGTGCTGAACGGCAACTTCGAGGTCTTCGACAGGGCATACGAGTGGTACGCATACGGTGCACGGACGCGCCTGATGCCCGGAGGACGCGTGGCTATCATCCAGTGTATGACTGGGGATACGCCGGTTATGCGTCCAGACGGCAGCGAGACACCGCTACGTGATTTGAAGCCCGGCGATATGGTCGCTTCGTATGATAGTGGCGCTCTTGTTAGTAGAAAAATTCTGAATCATACGTCAAATGGCTTAGATAGCGTATTTACAATCAAAACAACCTCACTTAATACTGTCCGGGCAAACGCTAGACATCCGTTTCTAGTGCAGCGTGAATGCGGAGTGCAGGAATGGGTACGCCTAAAAGACCTGAAAGTGGGGGATACACTTGTATCACTGAGGGATGCAGCAATCCCGGACGGGCAAAAACAAAACCTAGCAAGTGCCGCGCCTGCCAATCAAGAGACTCGTACCACCGCAAAAACCCAGACGCGCCGTATCGTGAGTTGGGGCATTGGGGTAAACACAAAGGCAAGACATGTTCGCACGGTAGCTGCGACAAACCCGCGTACACCGCAGGGCTTTGTAAAACACATTACAACAAGAAACGTTGGGCCGAAGGACATATGCGGCGTACGCCGGAGCAGGCTCGCGACGCTCACCTCAAGTATCGCTATGGTATCACACTGGCGGAGTACGATCAGATGCTTGTTGAGCAGGGCGGATGTTGTGCTATCTGCCGCCAACCCCCCACTAGCGGTAACACCCGGACCCATTGGAGGAACAAGCTGTGCGTTGACCACTGCCACGACACCGGTAAAGTACGAGCGCTCCTCTGTAACGACTGTAACCTCGCAGTCGGGTACGCTAAGACCCGCTCCACAGCCCTTGCTATCGCAGAGTATTTCAGACTTCACCCTGACCACGATAACGTCAATTGAGTTCTCTGGTGTGGAGGAGGTCTTTGACGTCCAAGTCGAAGGTACTGAGAATTTTATAGCAAATTCAATAGTTTCGCATAATACTCGCTGGCACATGGACGACCTGACGGGGCGCGTGGTCAAGGACATGGCGCAGAACCCCGGCTCCGACCAGTTTGAAGTGGTCGAGTTCCCGGCAATCCTTGACCTGAAGGACGACAAGGGTAAGCCCTACCAGAAAGCCCTGTGGCCCGAGTTCTTTGACCTGACGGCACTGGAGCGCACCAAGGCGTCGATGCCGGTGTTCCAGTGGAACGCGCAGTACCAGCAGAACCCGACCGCCGAGGAAGGCTCCATCATCAAGCGTGAGTGGTGGTTGCTCTGGCCATATGACGACCCGCCCCCGTGCGAGTATATAATCATGTCTCTGGACGCCGCTGCCGAGACACACAACAGGGCCGACTTCACGGCGCTGACTACGTGGGGCGTGTTTCTGAACGAGGAGACGGACTCCTATAACCTCGTACTGCTCAACTCCATCAAGCAGCGTCTGGAGTTCCCGGAACTGAAGCGTCTCTGTATAGACGAGTACAGCAACTGGGAGCCGGATGCGTTCATCGTGGAGAAAAAGTCCGCAGGCACGGCGATTTATCAGGAGATGCGCAGGTCTGGTATCCCTGTACAGGAATACACACCACATAGAGGTACAGGCGACAAGATGGCGAGGCTCAACTCGGTAGCCGACATCGTGTCGTCGGGCTTCTGCTGGGTACCGCCCAAGCGGTGGGCCGAGGAGCTTGTTGAAGAAGTTGCCGGATTTCCGTTCATGTCACATGACGACCTTGTGGACAGCACGGTGATGGCACTGCTACGGTTCCGTCAGGGGGGCTTCCTGAGACTTCCGACAGACGATTTCGAGGACGACCCCATAGACATGACTCCTGTGGCTTATTACTGAGGAGACGAATATGAACGCCGAAACCGACAAATCCGCCAAAATCCTGCATCTTTCCGAGGTCGAGACCGATCCGGGGTTCGATCCGTCCGTCGATGAGACCATCGACAAGGCCGTGAACGCAGATTTCGAGCAGGTGATGGTGATTGGCGTGAAGGATGGTAACATCTACCAGTATTCGTCTGATATGTCGGTTCACAAGGTCATCTACCTGCTGGAGATGGTCAAACATCACGTATTGGACGCTACGTAGTAAAATGCGTATAGTGTAGACCAGCACACCCTATACTTGGCAGGCACCCATGGCCGTAGAAAAGCCCCTACAGACACCCGACGATGACGACATTGTTGATATTGAATCCGAGGATGTCGAAGTCGAAATCGTCAATCCCGAGTCCGTGGCCATTGAGGGTGAAGACGGCGGTATTGTCATCGACTTTGATGGTGAGGGCTACGA